GAAGTGGTTGAATGAGTAGGATAGTTCTAACATTTAAAAACAATGATAAAGAAAAAGCAATTGAAAAGTTTTTAGATGAGAAATTATCAGCTACAGCTTACTTAAAAGAGCTTGTTTGGGAAAAAATGCAAGAAAAAAAGGATAATGCTGTAGTTGAACAGAAAAAAGAAATAGAAGATCCAGCTAACAATTTTGATTTTGGAAGTTTAGAATAATAAGGGGGAAATAACATAAATGAGTAAATTAGGTATAGATATTGGAAATTATGCAGTTAAAACAAGTACAGATGATATTTTTGAAAGTAAAGTTACAGAGGTAAAAAACTTTGGTTCAGATTCAGATAGCATTAAAATAGGCAATAAAACATATTACCTAGGTGAAGGTGACGAGGAAATAAATATAGTTAAATATGAGAAAGAAAACTTCTTACCACTACTATTAGGGGCTATATGTAGAAATACAGATGATGAAATTGTTGATCTAGGGCTAGGTCTGCCAGTGAAACAATTTGCCGGATTAAGAAAAAATCTTATTGAAAAATTACAAGGAAAAGAATATCATGTTGAGTTTACAAGAGGAAATGAGACTACTAAAAGAGATATAACAATAAGATCTATTCAAACATTTCCAGAAGGTGTTACAGGATACTTATATTATGCAAAAGACATAGTTGACCAAATTGCAGGAAGAGATGTTGTTTTAGTTGATATTGGTGGAAAGACAACAGATATTGCGCTTGTACAAGGGAATAAAGCGACTGATCCATATTCTATAAATGTGGGAACAATAAATATATATGATGCAATAAAGAAATCTCTTGAGATGGACGAAAGATTTTTAGGTAAAGTTGAGATAAAAAGAGAAAAAATACAAGACTACATAAATAAAGGATTTTACCTAAATGGTGAAAAACAAGATATAAAGAAAAATATAGATGCATCTATTTCTCTATTTAAAGAAATATACAATGAATTGAAATTAAATTATCCAGTTAGTACAGCTGCGGTTGTTGTTATGGGTGGAGGCGCTAAATTGTTAGGTGAAGCATTTAAAAAGAATATACCTGGCATAATAGTTATGAGTGATGTAGATAAACATGTTTTTGCAAATGCAAAAGGATACAAAAAAATGATGAAATAAAAAAGGATTTAGTTTATAGTATGTATAATAGATTACAAATATATGATATTTGTAATCTATTATTTTTTTGAGGAGGATTTATATGACTTGGAGTGATTTGAAAGAAAAAAATATTAATGAAGTTGTTGATTGTATTAATAATAAATTAAGTGAATTTGAAAGTCTTAAAAAAGTTGGAGATGAATTAGGGGCAAATGAAAGTACTATAAGGAAGTGGCTTAATAAGAAAGGATATAAAAGAACTGGAAACAAGTTTGTAGAAGATAATAAAAGTTATGATGATAAATATCATATAGATAGCATTAGCAGTAAGATTGATGACGATATTAAATATTTATCTAGTGAAATTGATAATATAAAGAATGTGCTGGAATGGTTTAAAACTAAAGATGATAGTTATCATATATGTGTCATTAAAGAAAATGATATATCTATAGATCTTCCAGATCAATCTATAAAAAGAACTACAGTTAGAATAAATAATACAGTGTGGGAAATGTTTAATAAATTTGCAGATGAGAATAAACATTATGATAAGCATGATTTGTTAAGTCAATTATTGCTTGAAAGTCTATTAAAATATGTGAAGAGTAGATGAAGGGAGATATTTAATCTTCTTCATCTAGATTTTTAAATTTATGTACAGTGGACATTAATCGTATAAAATATTCATCTAAATAATCTGGCTCTAAATCATTTATTTTATATTTGAAATATTCTTTTTCTGTAACTATAGGTATGTAATATATGTGGAAAATTTTAATTCTCTTAAGTAGAACTCTTTTTTTAACAAGTCTTTTAAGTAAAGTTTTTGTCGCAGATTTCCGCCAATTGTGTTTTTCATTGCAAATGCGAATAATTTCTTTCTTTGATATTCTTGAATTTCTTTTCTAAAAGATTTTCATTACAATTAATTCGCCACGTTTTAAGCTTTGTATTAACATTATGCACTCCTTGTAAATGTTTATAATATAGTAGCATTTTTTTATTTAAGATAGTACAGGTAAGTTATTCCAAAAAAGCTAATGCAATGCAAAATGCGGAAGGAAAAACCTACCACATTTTGCATTGTATTAATATTCTATTTTAATTTCTTTGCTATTTCTTCAACAACATCTACAGTAACACTATTGCCTGCTTGCTTGTATAGTTGAGTTTCTGAACAGACACTTGCCGCTCTATCGTAATAATCGTCTGGAAATCCTTGTAACCTAAAACATTCTTTTGGAGTCAACCTCCTTACTCTAAATTTTTTACCAATTACGCCAGCATTACTTGCAGTAGTCAAAGTACAACTTTTTTTGTGCTGAACTCTTCCACGGCCAGTTTTACCTTCTATATGATCTAGTCTTATCCCATCTCCTATAGATGCTTTGATGTATCCTTTTTTAGTATTCTCTTTAATTAATATCTTTGGGCTTTCACCTTTTCCAGTTGTAAGTGTGGGAGAAAAGCCTTCGCTACTATACACTTGTCCGCCTGCACCATTTCCACTAGGATTGATATTGCCAACTCTATAAAGACCTGTATTGTTCCCACCTTTACTTAATAAACACTTTGATAATCCATTTGAATTATAAATCCTGTTTGAACTGTGATTAGGATTATTTAATTGCTCAAGAGTAGTTTTTCTACTCGTTCCTGTGATAGGAAATACTTCTCTTGTACTTCTTCTTCTAAGATGTCCAACAATGTATATTCTGTCTCTGTTTTGGGGAACTCTGAAGTTTTTAGAATTGAGATTTTGCCATTCTGCATTGTAGCCGATTTCATCCAACTCAATGAGAAGTTTGGCGAAGTCAAATCCTCTATTAACACTAAGTAGATTTTTAACGTTCTCAATAAGTAAGTACTTGGGTCTATCTTCTTCTTTAAGTTCTCTAATAAGTTTTGTAACTGAGAAAAATAAACTTGAACGATTTCCTTTGAATCCAAGTTTGTTCCCTGCAATGCTAATGTCTTGACATGGGAATCCAAAACACCACACATCTGCTTTGGGAATATTTTCTGCTCTAATTTCTCTAATGTCTTTTTCAAACCATTCATCCTCCTTTGGGTTATGCATTGCTTTGTAACTTAAGTTTGCAAATTTATCGTATTCGCAATGGCCTACGCATTTGTGTCCTGCTCTTTCCATTGCTAGCCTAAAACCTCCAATGCCAGCAAACAAATCTAAAAATGTTAACATATAATGCTCCTTCTGAGTTGAAAATTTTATTAGTTTTATTAACAATTAATTTTTAAAGGTTGTCTTTTAATTTATAATTTTTCTTTTACAAATTCTATAACTTTATCCATTGTTGACCATACATCATTACCATATAGTTGAGTAAATTTTTCTCCTGTAGTCTTACTCATTTCTTTCATTTTATTACAAGTTACTCCACCAATTACATATAGATTTTGTGTTCTATGTGGTTTATAGTCTTTTATATCTATAACTAGATAACTTTCTTTTGCTCTCTTATAATATAATCCTAAAATATCTGCTGATACTCTATCATCACCACTGTACACTATTGTGTGTTTATACATTTGCTTCACCTCATTACTTTCAATACTCTTATTTAATACACCTTCTACAATTAACTTAGCCATACCTTCATATCCAAGTTTCTTAGCCTTCTCATAATCCTCCTTGTTATCACAAAAGAAACTTTCAATTAGTATTGCAGTGGGTTTAGAACTGTTTAAAATATATAAACTTTTATCTAATTTAGCTCCTCTATTTTTAAATACTGTACCTAGTTTCTTACATATTCTAGTTGCATACTCTAGACCTTTATTACTGTAATATAGAACCTCTGAGCCTTTTCCTTGCCTATCACTTGCATTTAAATGTAGTTCTATGAGTAAGTCATATCCTCCAGCATTAACTCTAGGTATTTTATAAGACTTTTCCTCACTCTTAGTTTTAAACTGCTTTTCTGGGCATATTATTACATCTACCTTATGCCCTTCTTTTCTAAATATATCTGCTAATACTGGTGCAAGAGATTTATTGTATTGATACTCGTTAACTACTCCATCAGCAGAAGTACATGCTCCACTTTTTAAAATACTGTGTCCTACTGTAATACATATTTTCATTATTTATTTTCCTCCTTTAACATTTAATTCATCTGTCATAGTATCTAATAAACTACCTATTTTCTCTTTTAATCGTTTAGGAACTGGTAATCCACATAAATACATATTTTTTAATATACTTACACTTTCATATAGAATGAATAAAATAGAGAAAAATTCAGATATTCCTAGATGATTTAGTCGTAAGAAATCAACCCAATCTTGTGGCAACATAAATAAAAAGTTAAACTTTGTAAGTATGTCAACTACTGCTAGAAAAAATATACATGCTATCATTGCAACTTTTCTTATTCCTCCATTTATTCCAAAAGAGCTATTAAACTGATGTGTTTTTATTGCTCTTAGACAACCTAGCAATGTATCAAATGCTATTGCTAATATTACTAATTTTATAAATATATTTGTTGCTAAAAAAACTATTGTTACGTTCATACTTCCTCCTAATTTTGTATTAAAATAAGACTTAGAAATTTATCTAAGTCTTTGACAACTAACGGCACTTAGCTGCTATATAACTATACACACCATTGTTAACTGGATTTCTAGGTATCCATCCATTGTCAGTAAAAGTTATTCCATAACGATTATGATTAACATCAAGATATTTTTCTCCAGTTGTATAATTATAAAAAAGATAGAATAAAGGTGTGTATACACAATAATATTTTTCCTCTACAGCATTAATGGCAGTATAGGAAATAATATCTGGTCTAAAACCTATATTTAGCCCATTAGGATATGCACCAGTATAATAGGTAAAAGTTCCACTAGTATATTTATATTTAGAATTTAACTGACTTATAGTATTTTTAAATCCTGCAATATAATTAGCATACTCTTGAAATGTTTGTTCGGATGTAGCAGGAGAGCCGATAGCAGTTGCAATTAACTCTTTTCCACTATCGGCACTTTGAAAAGCCAAATCTGCTCTATCTATACACTCTTTCAATGCTCCCTCGACATTTTCACTAGTGAATTTATTCTCTGTATCTTCTATAGTTACATTCTTTGCTTCTAATACAAGATTTCTAACTTTACTAACTAATTCTTTAAAAGTCATTTAGTCACCTTCTTTCAATAAAAAAGAACCTATATTGTTGGTTCTACTGGTGTTTCTTCTTTATTTAATAAACCTGTTAACTCTAAATATTGTTCTTCTGTAATCCTATTTACTGCATAGAATACATCCATCTTATGTTGTAAATCCTCCTTAGTGCTATAGTTTTTTTGTTCTATCATTAACTTTAATAAGTTATACATATAATTTCCTCCTATAAATTATTGTTTAATTTGATATTTCCTACTTCAAATGCTGTATTTACTATCTCAGAATCTCTATTTTTATTTTCTTCTTTTAACATATTTAGTTCTTTTTCTAATACTTCTAATCTCTTTTGTTCATCAGTCAAAACAACTTCTATATTTTTTATATTTAATTCTTTTGTAACTGGATTTATAGACTCTATATATTGTTTACTATAGTCTATACTACCAAATTCAACATCTATGAAATTTAATTCAGTTATTTCTGACAACTCTTGTATATCTCCTATTGCTTCACCAGTTTGAAGCCATATCTTGCCTGTTTGGTCGTAAATTATTCTATTATTTCTATTCATTTAATCACCTCTAATTTATATTTTTATTCATATGCTCTCCAAGCAAAACCAGTATTAATAATAGAAAAAATCGTACTACTAACTTTATCAAATGGAACAACTTTTTGTAAAGAAAGAGTAAAACTATTTTGTGTAACTGAATCTAGTTTTATAGAAGAAGTGCAAATCCATTGTTTATTATAGAAACGACGTCCAAGTGTAAAATCGGCTAAGTTTGAAACACAATTAAATTGCACATCTTGTGCAGGTACGTAACTACCTAAAAACATTTTGTCTATTATAATAACACTTGGAACAAAATCTAAATTAATGGGTATAATTAGTTTTTTTACTGCGGAAAGACTATCTCCATCAACCATTCTGAAATTGATAGTATCTTCTTCTCTAGTAAATGTGTATCTACCTGTAGCCCATTTTTTTCTTCGACTAAGCTGATTATTCAATTCTGTTATTCTATTTTGCAAATCCTGCACACTAGCGTCTGAACTATCAAAACTTGTTTTTATTTTCTCTGATAACTCCACAAGTGTATTATTTAAACTTGCTTCTATATTTTTAAGTGCTAAAGTGTTTATAATACTTGTTTTACCATTTCTAAACCCTTCTCCAATCTCTATCAGCTTAGTTGATATATCACTTAAACTAGCATCAGATTGAAGTGGCATTATCTCTTTACTTATACTTAAAACCTTCTCAACTGTTGCATTTTCTGCATCTGTAGCAACTATTTTTAATGTGTGTATTGCATTGTCTGTAAATTCATAGTTGATGGTTTTTTCTGCTGTTAAATCTGTTGTTATTGTTTCTTTTAATACATCATCTAAATACCACTCAATTTTACTTAAATTATTATCTAAATCAGATGCTGTAAATTTTGCAGAATTAGAACTATATGAATTAACTAAAATTGTTGGCTTGTTATTTGTTCTTGTAAATGTTACTGTTTTACTTGTTACTAATCCACCATCTTCTGTACTTATTTCTATTACTATTGAATTTTGGGAATTGAATGCTAATGGTACTATTTGTTCATCAGTTAATTTAAGTTTATAATTATTATCACTAGAATTTGTCTTTGTTTCTATTATTGTGCCATTTAACTTTTCTGTAACAATGAATTTTACACTTGGTTCATTATCTATAATTCTGTAGTTTATTTCACATCCTCTGCTAATGTTATCAATCACAATATCAATAACAGGGTCAGGTATAAATCTTACTGTAGTTGTTTGCTGTACTACATCATCAATATCAGTTGTTACATTTCCAACTCTATAGCTCATCATATAAGATTCTTTATATAAATCTTTATCTCTGAATATATCTATATTCTTATTAGTATATAAATGAAAATAAGCTGTATAAAGTTTCCCATCTGCTTCAAATTCATACCTTTGTGCAAGTATATCTAATTCTGTATAGACACCTCTTCTTTTCTTCACAGTTCTATTGTATTTCCATATCTTCACTTTATCACCTCACTTTCTACATTGGTATTAAATTACTATTTATTGTTGATATAATACTGCTTCTATTACCTTTTACTTCTTGCATCACTTCTTTTAATGCTCCCTCTACGTTGTCGCTCTCAAATAAATTATCTGTATCTTTTATACTTGTTTTATCTGCTGTTGTTTCTATACTATCTACACTAGTTTTTACCTCATTTAATGCACTAACGATATTTGTTTTATCTGTTGTAGTAAGTTGTGTTGTATCTCCTATTTTAGTGTTCAACTCTGTTTTAGCAGTTTCTATGTTGCTTGTTAATTCTGTTTTAGTTGTATCTATTTTAGTGTCTAATTCTTGTATATCTTTTAAAGTTGCTAAAATTACGGTTGGGTCTACTTTCAAATTAATATTAGCTACATTAGATACAACTAATATTACTTTTATTAATAGTTCTTTTACAGTCCCTGAATCCGCAGTAGGTTTATATGTTGTTGGGTAACTAGAAATCGCTAATAATTGGTCTTTAGAATCAAATAGACCAACTTCTCTTATTTCAAATCCTCCAACATCACCAGGTATGAATTTTTGTATTACTACCCAGTTAGGATTATCTTTATCTCCTTGTGCATGTTCAAGTGTACTTTCCCAAACCACATTTTTTAGTGCTGTCTGACTCTCATTTGGAGTATAAGAACTCCCTCCTCCATCTCCAACTTTTATCTTTGCAAAATCTACTTTTTCACCTGTAATACTTGCATTTGCTATTGCTGCCTTACCAATGTCAGTTACTAGAGTAAAATATTGTTGTTCTGTCAATTTTATCACCTCATTTCTATTTTTTAGGATACAATGTTACTTTTTCTAATGCTCTATCATTTCCACTACAAATAGCTATTTCTCCAAAACTTTCTAAATTTCTAGGTACATAAGGATATATTGTAACTGTTTCTCCTGTACTAATTGCTGCACCTGTATAAAGCTCGTTTTTATTAAATAATATCCTCTCGAATTTGTGTTCAAGGTGTGCAGGTTTTATTTCTTCTATTTTCTTATCTAATTCTAAAATAGTGTTATAACTACAATTATTTGTTATAAAACTAAGTGTAAAACTAAATAGATTACTAAATACTTCTACATCAACATTGGTCTTTGTGTAAGCTTCCGAGATAGCTTTTATAACCTCTATTGTTGTTGTACCCTTACCTCTCATCTTTGCTTTTATATTGCTTCTTCTAGTATCGAAGTCTAACTTATAATTTACTTTTATGCTTAAAAGGTTCTCCCAATCATCAAGTCCCCAAGTTGCTGTATCTATAAAAAACTGTTCTAATAAATCATCTTTTTCATCAATTAGCGTTAAAAGTTCATTTTCAAGTGCTTCTTGGATTTGTATGTCAATTTCATTGTTTGCAAAACTTGGCAGGTAATCAATTAACTTCAATTTAACTCACCTCGATATCAAATATAGCACTTGAAACAGCAGGAACTTTTTCTTCATCAACTATTATGTTTTTAACATCACCATTTACAAGGAGATTTTTTATATCATGAATACCTTCTATGCTTGCTAACAAACTCATTACTTTTATATAAACAATCTCTCTTGAATTTTCTATCAAATAAGAATTTATAATATCTAAAAACACAACTTTTATAGATTCAATATCATATCCATTTTCAAGTGTTAAAGTTGCACTAATATTAATATCAAAAGTACTTGGTGTAACAATTGTAACAGTAGGTCCAATAGGTTTTTCTTCTTCTATATGTTCAGTACATCTTTGCAATACTTCATTGTCAACTGATTGATTGTTTTGACCATAAATTAGAATTTTAATTGTACCTGGACCATCCCAACGAGGAATTACTTTTGCATTATAAACACCTTCAACCTCTAAAGCCCAAGATTGGTAATGCGCCTTATTTCCACTTGTCGCTTGATTTTTTTGTATTTTATAGAACCTTTCTTTTAATTCTTCATCAGTTTCTATTTCTGTTCCACCCTTTAGGTCAAGTTCATTATAAATTTTAGTTACTCCAGTTATTTCTTCTATAAGTTTAAATTCTGTGTTAGCTGATAAATTATACTTAATGCCAATCTCTAAAGCCTGTATAGGGCTTACATTTAATTTACTATTTTCATCTATTGTAATATCTTTAATAATTACAAATAGTAAATCACTATGAGATATTATTGTTCCATTTGGTATTTGAGTTCCAATTTTGCCCTCAAATGTTACCTCACCTATTGCCTCTGTACCTAATTTTCTATATACGCCAAATTCATTGACTCTTCTATCAAGAAAATCGTCAAAATTATCTTGAATAAAAACTCTCTTATGTATATAAGAAAGTTCTATATATAATTGTGCAAGTTCTGAATTTATTGGAGAAACTATATTATAAAGAGAAGATCCTTGGCCTTTATAAAGAGGGAGATTTATGTTATTTAAAGTTCTATTATTTAAGGTACTGAATGATTGGCCATTATACAAAAGTAATCTCCTCCTCTCCATAAATTGTTTTTACATTTAAACTTATAGATAAATTATCATCTTCAAATTCTGCATTTGTTATATTGACTTCTAATATATATGGATTAGTTAATAGAGCTTCTTGTATATACCTTTTTGCCTCACTTTCAGTAAGACCTTTAGTATACTTTTGCCCTATTAGATTTTTTATATCTGTTCCATAACTCCAATCATATATTAAATGAACATACTTATCTGTTTTTATTGTTTTGTAAATCCATACTTTAATTGCTTCATTTCTTTCAACTATTTTAAAGTCTCCATTTTCAATTATCTTTTCATCTTTATTAAAATCCCAAGCAAATTCTTTAAAAATAGGTAATTCTTCATTGTCTGGAGAAATATAATCTTCTGGAACACCCATGAAAGGGAATATAGTATTATTCATCTAGACTCACCAATTTACTTACAACAGCAAATTTTTCACCTATTTTAAACATTATTACTGTGTTTCCAGATTCAAAAGTATCTATAAAGGGATTTTTTATTTCATGTTTATGTTCTTGACTTGTTTCTGTATCAAATAACTCTATCTGTCTATCAAGCATCCAACTATCTATCAAAATATCTTCTTTTTCTAATATGATGTTATTTATCTCTATTTTTAAATCTGGTAATTTACTTTTAATTTTTCCAATAAAAAAAGAAGGTTCATTATGAAATTTACCTTCTTGCCTAATTATTCCTATAAATTCATTGATTGGATCTGCCACGATATCACCTCTTTTACAAAACTCTTCTAGCTGTATTAAAATCTTTTCTATTACTTAATTTACTTATTTTAACTACATCTCCTGTTTGTGGCGCATGTAAAAATTCTCCATTACCTACATATAGTCCAACATGGCTGACTGGATTATGGAAAAATACCAAATCTCCTGCCTGTAAATTATTTTTCTCTACTTTCTTACCTACCTTAGATTGCTGACTTGAGGTTCTTGGTAAATTAACATTAACCTTCTTAAAGCAATATACCATTAGTCCAGAACAATCAAAGCTACTTGGTCCATTCCCACCCCATTTGTATGGCTTTCCAAGATGTTTTCTTGCTTCTGAAATTACTGTTTTTGCTTTTTCTGTCATGTTTCCAGAATAACCACCAATTATAATCTTTCCTTTTCTTCTTCCAAAGTTATTAGCTTCTTCAACATTTCCAAATAAAATATCTATATGATATGTTCCATCCTTTTCTATAATTATTGCAGGCCCATTATCATTTACTTTATACGTTCCATCTCGGCTTGAAACACCTGTAACTAATTGTATTTCATCTCCATATCTCATAAGAGGATGTTTGTTTAAGAAATCTTTTGTATAGTAAGATTTTTCATATGCTCCAACCATAGGAGCGGCACATGTCTTTTTAGAAGGATCTAGTTTTTTACCTCTACAATCTGTATTTCCACCCTCTTCTTTTCTAGGACA